ATGCTCCATGCACCTTCTAAATAGTTATAAACAACATATCTGTCGTTTTCAGAAGATGAACCTGAAGGATAGAACCAACCAACTTCGTTAAACTCTCTGTTGGTAAATGCTACAACTTTAAATGCTTGACCTTGATTAAAGTCATCAAGCACATAATTTAAAACAGAACATGTTAGTCTGCTAACAGAACCAGAGTAAGAATAGAATCCATCTCTTGCCATCCAATAAACTGAATCAGGTGCATTGACTACTCCATTTGGAGATATTAATCCTACGTTCTCGTTAATAAGGTTTATTCCAAAAGTAAATGGAGCACCAACAAACTGCATGCTATATAAAGAAGTGTCAGTCCATATAAGGGTTTCTTGTCTTGATCTTAACCCACCAACTATTTGAGATCCTGATGACAGTCTTAATGATCCTGCTGTGTTAGTAGAAGTAGGCTCCCATTCAGTAGCACTTTCTTGGTCAGAGAATGCTATTAGTAAAGGATCTATAGAACCAGATCTAGCACTACCTACAATTGGATCTGCACCTAATACAATAACGTGACGATCAATATCACTAACAATAGTTTGAATGCCTTTAGTTGGAGCTAAGTTTGCTCCTGCTAAAGTGGTAATGTTAACAGCTGGATTAGATAAGCCATTGCTTTCGTCCCAATAAAATATACCACCATTCCTTGGATTAATAATTAGGTCTTCTCCAAAAGCATCATGTGACCACAATCTTAATTGATTTGTTTCAGTTAAAGCAGTAGAAGATCCAAACGTTCCTGCACCCCAAGTTCCTGCTCCCCACCCTGTAGATTCTACATAAGTATCTAGACCTACATTAATTTGATAAACGCCATCTACACCTGATCCACCGTTACCGCTATCGCTAGAGTTAGCTGTTACTGTAGCTCCAGAAGTATCTTTAGCTGTTATGGTGTAAGTGTTTACTCCTGTGACTGTAGCGATTTGATACTCTTGATTTAAAACAGCTGCAGTTACTAAGCCTCCTAGACTAACAGCACCGCTAATAGTTACAGTGTCGTTTGCTACAGCTCCATGACTAGAGTCAGTTACAGTAATCGTTGAAGAACCGTTTGTTGCTGCAAAGGTAATAGAGTTAGTGCTTGTTTTTCTTATAGGTGTAATATCATTAAAATTATTTCCACCCTGAATATAGTATTTGGTAGTTGTTCCTAGTCCTAAATATCTTGTAGCATCAAGAGCAACCCATGCTGTTAGTGCACGACCTGTACCTTCATAAGAAGATGTAACTGTTTTTTCCCAACCACCGATCTTCTCTGGCAGTCCTTTTCTAAATCTAACTAGGTTTCCATCAGACCATCCGCCTTTATCCATAAGATCAGTAAACTCTTTATTGATCCCCGGATTAAATATTAATTTAGTTACAGCCATTCTTTTCCTTCAAATAATAAAGCTTCTGCTTCTCTTCTACGAATTAAGCCATCAAGAACCTTACCTCCAGCTTTGTTCCAACGTTTAATTTGTTGTGGTACTTCTGCGTATTTCTCTTCGTTTAATACTTTTAACATTGTGGATTCTTTTAAATTAGTTGGTCCCAAATTGTAAACCCAAGAACAAAGCGCATCAAATTGATTTTGTTCTAAGGGTACTTCAACCATATCATTTATATAGCCCTCGTATTCAGGCAGTTCTTCTTGTAGTAAATGCTCTGCTTCGTCTTGGTTTATTTTATCGCCTTCTTTAACGCCTTTAATAGTGCCGTATGCAATTGTCCAAATTCCTACTGAGTCTTGGTACGCCTCAAGTTTACATCCTTCAAACTTTTTAATTAAAGCTATACCCTCTTGTGATATGTTCATCTTATCCCCAAACTTTAACTTTTGTCCCACCCCAATACTCCACTGCATGGCCTTCTTTAATAAGCTTTGCACAAATATCTTCGCCGTCTTCAGTGTACGGTATTCCCAGGATCCTTCCATACTTACCTTTACCTAATGATTTTACTTTAAATTGACCAGTACAAAGTTCTTGAAGTCTTTCTTTAGCCTTTAGACCTAATGCTTTTTCTGCTAGATTTCTAGTACGACTTTCAGGTGTATCAATACCAGCAAGCCTTACTCTTTGCTTGTGTAATTTTACATCAAAACCAAGATCTAAAATGCAGTCAAAGGTATCTCCGTCTACGATTCTATCTAACGTAGCTCTGTATACAAATTCGTCTGGTGATTTACTCATTAGGTTCCCCCTTTGGTTTGTCGTATTCTCTATAATACTTGATAATTGATAAAATATCTTTAGACCAACGAGTAATTTCCGCCATGTCCATGCTTAAGTTTTCATACTCTTTACTTGATAAAGAATAGTATGCACGTCTAGGTGCATCTCCGTTCTCTAGATTTTGAAGATACTGTTCCATTAGTTCTGGTGTCATGATCTCCCAATCTACTTCAGATAAACTCATTGGATAAGGTAATGGTGGATGATACATGGGTGGTCTTTCTGCAATCTTTCTAACTTCTACAGGCTTAACTGATTGCATCATTGAACAACTTGCCATAAATATAGACAGGCTAATTAGTAATAGGTTTTTCATCAAATTGATTTGGGTTGGTTAATTCTTCTAAAGTTGTCATTACTCTTGCTGATGCTTTGTTAATTTTACTTTGCATAAGTCCGGGCTTTGCTAAAGCTAATTGATCTAAGTCATGATTAGCAAACGTCTTACGCAGTCTGTTTACGTCTTTCATTGCTTCTTGTTTTTCAGCCTCTAGTTGATTGAGTTGAACTTGTTGGTTTTTCTGTTGCTCTAGATAACGTTCAATAGATTCGTTTTGTTCTTGTATCTGTGTCTCTAAAACAATCTGATTACCTTTAAGTATGCTGATCTGATCGTTTAAATAATTTATATACCAACCTGATCCTGCTATTGTTAGAAACAACAGGCCACCTAGTATTAATGATAGTTTCATTCCCATGTATATATTTCCAATGGTTTATCTTTACCTTTAACCTTCAAAGGCTCTAATAATCTTAACCTATAATCGCTTTTAATGGCAGTGTTGTAACCAATCAACAGATCAACGCCAGCTTCTTTAGTTCCGCTTTCAAGACGCGCCCCGGTATTAACAGCATCACCTATGGCTGTGTAATCAAATCGTGATTCGCTGCCCATATTACCTATAACTGCGTACCCTGTATTGATGCCAATACCAATAGCTACAGGCGGTAAATCTTTTTCTGCCATCTCTATATTTAGATCTTCCATATTCTTTTGTATGTCCAAAGCGCAATCTATAGCTTTGTTTTCGTGAAAGTCTTGATCCAATGGTGCATTAAATATAGCCATCATTGCATCACCTATATATTTATCTACCATTCCTCCATGCTTCTGGACCGCTTTCTGTTGTGCAGTTAAAGCTTTGTTCATTATATATGTGACCTGTTCTGGTTCTAATCTCTCCGACATAGATGTAAAGCCTCTAACATCTGTAAATAAGAAAGTAGCATAACGTTTTTCTCCACCTAGCTTCAAAAGTTCTGGATTGTCTTGCAGTTGTTTAACTTGTCTAGGATCTAAGTAATGCTCAAATTGTTTTTTAATCTGTTGTCTTAGCTTGTACTGTTCTCTAAATCTTAAATAGAAAGCAACAGCACCAGTTATAAACTGTGAGATTAAAGTCCAGGTTACGTCTATAAGAATGCCTTGTTGTATAGTCCAGTACCCATAACCAAGCGTAGCAATCATTAATGTTAATCCAGATACTAAGCCCCAAGTAATGCCTAAAACATTTAATAACATCCACATAACAAATATAGATCCAACTAATATCACTGCTTCTACCGCCAACGCATAGTCAGGTATGTAGGGGCTGTCTTGTATTAGTATGCTCTCTGCTAAAGCTGCTTGTATCTTGTGTGGTTCTAGTAGTCCAACTGGAGTTGCTAATTGAGGCATAATGCCTTTGGCTGTGAAGCCAACAAAAACAAAAGTATTTTCTACATTCATTTCTTCTAAAGATGTTTCACGTGGAACAACCCATGAAATCCATTTTCTGCCTAGATTGTCAGTTTTAGCTGGAGGTATTCCTCTAACTGATATCTCTTCTATACCATTATCATTTGTATTTATAATGTAAGTATCTGCACCAGCCAGGATCTTTAAAACTTCTGTACTAAAAGCTGGAACCCACCCATCTGGTGTTCTTAATAACAAAGGCAATCTACGTATAAGGTTATCAACATCTGGTCTAGCTACTGCAATACCTTGATTAGCGTTCTGTTTAAGTATGTCTATGTTCTGTATAACGCCCTGTGCGTTTATGCCACCTGTGTCTTCTGGTCCTAGAATGACCGTCCCGGTTGTTGGAGGATAATCGCCATTGTCATTTTCAAACATGGCAAGAACGCTAGGTGCATAAGATAGTGATTCAGCAAATTGTTTATCACCGCCAAAGCGGTCCGGTTGTGGGAAGGCAACCACCCATCCAACGCCAATTGCTCCTCTTTCTAATAACTCTATTTGTATTTCAGAGAGTCTTTGTCTACTCAGAGGGTAGCCACCTTCTTTAGTTATATCATTCTCAGTGATATTAAGTACAGTAAAATATTCAGAAGATTGTTGATCTTTAACTAAAGCATCAAAAGTTTTAAGTTTTAACACCTCAAGTGGGGTGGTTTGATAAGCAAAAGGCAAAACTAATATAAGTATCAGTGATAGTGGTATAAGTTTTTTCATCCTGATCCTTGTTTAATTGTTATTGTTGTTGAAGATCCACCATTCACTTTAACAGTATTAGATACACCGTCCTGTATTAATATGATGGTATAACTGCCAGAACCATCTAAATTTAATTTTGCGCTTTGACTAACTGTTCTAGTCAAACTTATGTTTTGTCCTGAGACTATAGTGGTTATCTGTGTGTCCTTGTCTTGCCCTATATCTGTACCAGCTATACGTATACCAACTCCTCCCTGTTTAAGTTGGTCTTCTTCTTTAGATATTGCTAGTGCGTCTAGCACGTTAAGTAAGTCTTCCAAGAAGTTTACATCTAAGTAGTTAATATCTAGTTCAGTAAACTCTAGCTCTGCTTCTGCATCAAGAAAGTCTTCGTTAAGAAAGTCTATGTCCAAGTCATTAAAGTCTAAATAATCTACTGTTGTTCTTGTTTGGGTTTCTTCTACTTGTTGGTCTATCTCTTGTGGAGGATTAACAATCAACATGTTATCAATTAGATCTAGTGATATATCTAATGTTACAGGCTTAGT